ATGTAAATTTTTTATACCCCCCGTCTTTTCAAAAAAATTTTTCGTTTTCACAGAAGAACCCAGCCGCAGTTTCTTTTAAAAAAATGCTCGTTTGAACTTTTTGAGATAAATATTAAGGGGGTGAGAGTATGGCAAATATAAAACCCATTGGATTAAAGCAAGGGAAGATTGCAAAAGATCAAATCAAGGCGAGAATAGATGCCGAAGAAAAGTTAAAAGGCGATCCGATTGCTGCTGCTGCCCCAAATCGACTTACTGAAAATGGAGTGAGGATCTACAATAAACTGTTAACGTCGTTTCCGAAAGACTTTTTGACGTCTAGTGACTCGCACACATTGGAAATCGTGGCGAACTCTTTGGATATGATGCAAACTGCACAGGAGGACATAAATTCGAGGGGGCAGTTATTGGCGGACGACTCCGAAAACCCTAGTATTAGGATCTACGAACGATATTCAAAGATATTTAATACTTTCGGTTCTAAATTAGGTATGTCGCCGAAGGATAGAGCGGCATTGGCTATAATAATGACAACACAAGCAGCAGAGGACGAAGATCCTTTATTGAAGGCATTGAAAAACAGATAAATGTTAGTCGAAAGAGCTTTATTATATGCAAACCGAGTCGTTGCGGGGGACGAAATCACCACTTGGGAAGTCAAAAGACAATGTGAGATCTTCTTACATGACTATCATAATGAAGATGAAACGTATTATTTTGATCAAAAAGAGGTTGAATTAGTCGAAACTTTGCTTTCGTTTATGAACTTCGCAACAGGTATTAACTGCATTGGAACAAGTATTCTTGACGGGTTACATGGTTTTCAATGCTTTTTTATTGTCAATATCTTTGGTTTTAGATACAAAGATAAGCCGAAAAAGTTCAAACATCAAGATATTACGTTATTTATTCCACGAAAAAACGCAAAAACATTTATTCTTTCAGTCACATTATTAATTTTAATGTTAACAGAGAATGAATATAGCGAATTTTATTCAATATGTATCGACCGAGATCTTGCGGGAGAGGTTAAAAAGTGCATGATGCAAATTATTGATGCGTCACCGATCATTACCAAGCGATTTAAGAAGTCAGTTACTTTAAGCGGCAAGATCACTTGCTTATTGACTAACTCGTTTTATCAAGCGAGAACGTCAGAGAGTGGTCGTAACAATGCGATTCGTCCGAGTGCATTTATTGCAGATGAAATCGGAAACTTTAGGGACTACGATAATATTACCGCTATGAAATCGGGGCAGTTGTCAGTAGTTAATCCATTGATGTTGAAAGCCACGACTGCATATGCAATCAACGACTCGATCATGTTGGAGGAATTGGAATACATACGAAAAGTATTAAAGGGAGATATTGAAGATCGCAATCAATTTGCATTGATATACTATGCTGAACAAGGTCACGAATGGGACGACACAGGTTTATTTATGTCGAACCCGCTGCGAATTGAGGAAAATTACGACGAGATTAGAAAATCGAGGGCGAAAGCACTAAATAAACCGCTTGAAAGAACTGAATTTTTAACTAAGCATATGAACATTTTCGTAAATTCAGAACAAGATGAACCATATTTAAAAATGACTGAATGGCGAAAAAATGTCATTTCATTGGAGAAATTCAAGGAATTAGTCAAGGGGCAAAGTGTTGTTGTATCACTCGATCTTTCGATCACGACCGATTTAACTGCGGTTGGGATAGGATTTAATCACGAAGGTGGATATTATTTCCTTAGTCATGGATTTTTACCTCGAGGGTCATTAGCAGAACGTCGTGAGAAAATAGATTATCAAGCTATGGAGCGATTGGGTTATTGTACAATTTGCGACGGTTTATCCGTTAACTATTCGCAAGTGTATGATTATATAATGTCGATCGAAAAAACTTTTGATTGCAATATTGCTTATATTATATCCGATCCCTTCAACGCAAAAATGATGTTGGAAGATCTAGCAGCAGATTATGATGTTGTAGAGCTAAAACAATGCTTTAATCAACTATCAAGCCCTACGAAAGAGTTTAGAAATGAAGTTTATAACGGAAACATATATCACGTCGAGAATAAAATACTTGATTGGTGTATGTCTTGTATGACGTTGGAAGTGGGTAAAGCCGAGGACGTCATGCCGAAACGTAAATATAAAAATCGCCAACGTATAGATATGGCGGTTGTTTGTATTTTTGCATTTAAGTTATTATTCGATTCACCTAAGATCAAAAACTGGGACGAGATAATAACGGAGGAATGGAGTTGTTAAAATGAAAAAATTAATTGAAAAAGTGTGGTTATACTTAGAGGAAATATTGACTGTAATTGCGTTAATATCTTTAGTTATAACAGGATTTTTAATTAATTCGATCGTTGGATTCGGAGCGGTAACGTTGGCGACTGCTGCTGCTGCAAATCTAGTGGTCAAGTATAAGGAAAGATTATATTCTGATTAATGAAATCGAATTATTATAAGAGTAAAAAGGCGAAGATCAACAACGACGTCTTTTGGGGTGGAACACCGCTCGAGGAATTATTATCTAGTGATACTGTAACAATAAAAACTATGCTTTCCGACTCGGTAGTTATGTCTTGCGTAAATGCAATAGCTACATATATCGCATCTATGAGTTGTCATTTATACAAGCAAGATGATCTTAGTTTTAATCGTGTTAAAAATAATATCACTAATGTATTAAGTCGCCCAAACAAGATCCAAGGACAATTTGATTTCATGAAAGAAATGATCATCAAAATGCTATTGGAAAGGGATTCATTCGCAGTAATGAATTTTCATAACGGTAAACTAATGTCGTTAGAGCCGATCGAAGGTGCAAGACTATCAGAAACGATTATTGGTTCGAACATATGGCAAGTTACTGGAACAGTAAGAGGTAAATATATTACCGTACCGTATGAAAATACAATTCACTTTAGGGATCTATTCGATAGGTTCGAGGCATTACGTCCAATTTTGGAAAGTAAAGTTGCAGCGAATAAGCTGGTGACGAGAGCCTTTGAAAGTGGATTAAATAATAATATTAAGGCATGGATCGAGTTGCAAGGTACGTCGAGCGAGTCAAGTAAACAAATATTGAAAGCTGCGTTTAACAGAGTACTTACATCACACGACGATAATATTGCGGTGCTTGATGAAGGTATGAAATTAAATCCAATTAACGGTGGAACGCACTCTTTCCAAGAGTCACAGGTTGTTCAATTAACTAAAGAATTGGACGCAAAGATACATCAAGTAATGAACGTTCCAGCGGTCATAACATCAGTTGCCGAAGGTACATATAATATTTCCGATAGTTTAAAGAGTAATTTCGTTCAATCTTTATTACCTTACTTAAGAATGATTGAACAAGAACTTTTTGAAAAGCTACTTACTAGAACAGAGAAACAAACGTATTATTTTAAGATCAATTATAAATCTTTAATGCGTGGTAATGACAAGGATCGTATGGACTTCTATAGAAACGCACTATTAAATGGGATAATGAGTCAAGCCGAAGTTAGACGACTTGAAGATCTCCCATACATAGAGGGAACAGACGATTTATTAATGTCGCTTAATTACGTTCCGATCACAAAATATGATACTTATATTGAAAATAAATACGGAATGAAACAGAGCAGCAGCGAAAACACCGTTGATGATGAAAATGTCGAAGAAAATGAGGACGAGATCGAAGAATTAGAAGAAATCGAAGAATAGTTAAAAATCGAACCTCGTGTGCGCCATTTTAAGGCGTTTTATAACAAGGGGTAAGGTGTTTATACCTTCACTTTTGAAAGGGGGTGAGAGTTTGAGAAGTTTTAAGGACTATATGAAGATCAAAAACACAGTTGACGCAAACGAGCTTTATTTTTACGGTGAGATCGTCGACGACAGTTGGGATAAATGGAATGACTTAGACAGTTGTCCCGCTGACATTTTAAATTATATAGAACAGATAGATCAAGGTAAACCATTAAACATTTATATAAATTCGGGCGGGGGATCAGTCTTTGCTGGATTAAGTATGTATAATTCTTTAAAAAGATTATCATGTACAAAGAATGTATATGTTGACGGTTTGGCGGGTTCAATCGCATCAATAATTTGCATGGTTGGCGACAACATTTATATTCCGTCTAATGCGTATTTAATGATCCATAAACCGAGCGGCGGTGCGTATGGTGATGCTAATGAGTTAAGAAAAATGGCAGATACACTAGATCGAGTTCAAGAAGGTTTATTAAATGTGTATAAAGAGAATTTAAAAGAGGGTGTCGATATATCGACAATCGAAGAAATGGTAAACAATGAAACTTGGTTAACTGGGGAACAGGCGGAGCAATATTTCAATATAAATTGTGTTGATCCAATCGACATGGTCGCCAAAGTAAATTCAAGTATAGGTAATTATGACAAATTACCGACAGATCTTAGAGATTCAATAAAAGATCAAAAAGAAAGACAAATGAAAGCAGAACAAAAAGAACAAGAAATGGAGTTAGAACTTATAGAGCTTGAATGTAGTTTATAGGTTCTTTTTTTATGCAAAAATTTAGGAGGTTTTATTAAATGACAAGAATAGAAGAATTAAAAAAAGAAATAAGAAATAAAATGGACGAGTTTAGAGGTGCTAAATCGACAGACGATAAAACAAAAGTATTCAATGCAATAAAAGCATTAGAGTCAGAATTAAGAATGGAAGAAGAATTAAACGGAATAGACTTAGGGGCAGCAGCACCGAAAGCTGATCCAGTTCCAGCACCACAAAATGAAAAAGTATCAGTAATACACGCAATGGCTAAACAAGTGAAAAACCAACCATTATCAGAAGGTGAATTACAAGCGATAAAAAATGCGGTTACGGGTGAAGACAACATACACATAAAAGAATTATCAACTCAAATAAGAGAGTTATTAAGACATAAAGATTACTTAAAAGATCTTGTGACAGTTCAAAAAACTACTGCAATAAGCGGACAATTCCCAGTTAATGCAACTAAACATCAAGGTTTAGTTGAAGTTGTTGACGGGGTGGATATGAACGCAGACACTAATTTACAATTTGATGCAGTAAAATTCACTATAAAGAAATATGGTAAATTAGGTTTATTAAATGACACTATACTTAAATTCACAGAGGCAGATTTAATATCATACATGGCACAAGTATTCGTTGATGCTTACGTTTACAAAATAAATGATATGATATGTGAGACGTTAGTTGGAAAACAAGGTGCTAGAAAAGAAGGAATGAAACAAGTAAACACAGTTAAAGAGTTAGTATCAGCTACAAGACTTGGATTAAACAGAGCTTTAAAACAAGACGGTGCAGTTATATTAATGACTGAAGAAACTTTCGATCATTTCGCTAAACAAGAAAACTCAAAACTTGACTTATCTTGGGTACAACCCGATTTAACTAAACCAGCACAACCATATTTCAACGGTTACCCTGTTAGATTCGTTGATCCAGCTCACTTAAAAACTGGTTTCGTTCAATCTAATGAGGAAGTAGCTGCTACAAATTCGGAAACAGCAGATGCAGTAAGACATTTCTTTGCGTTTGGTAACTTCAAACAAGCATTAATGTTATTCGAAAATGAAGAATACACTCTATCAATGTCTAAAGAGGCTGGATTCCTTAAAAACGTTGTGTATTCTAAAATAATAACTTACTTCGACATAGCAACTTACGACAAAGATGCTTGGGAAGTATATTATACAGACATAGCAAAATAATCAACTTAATATTAAATTACGAAAGGGTATCTTAATAGATGCCCTTTTTATAATTAGAAAGGGATAACATGAGTAAATTAAAAACATTATTAATAGACAATGAAGTCATCGCCCCTAATGTGACGGGTGATACATTCCTGTTAACAGAAAAATTTTTAGAGTTATTACAAGATAAGATTGTTAATAGTGATTGTATTATAAATCATATTCCTAGTTATGATATTGCTGCTAAAAAAGCACACGTTCCAGTTTTAAGTCAAATGACATTTATCGAAGATGAGAGCGGGAATATAACTAATGATATAAACGGTGCGATTACCGTTGCTATGGCAAGTGGCGAATTAAAATCAATAGATCTGAAACTTGCGTTTTCATCAACTATATTCGAGTTGCAAGGTCAATCACTTAAAGATTATATTGCAGATGCAATGGTTGAATACTTAATCGGAGCGATACACACTCAATTAAAAAAGGCGTTGATTGATGCTGAATGTGGGGAAGAACTAGAAACATATACTGACACTTGGTTTAAAAAATTCGCTAAATCATATATCAATAAAAATAGTGTCGTGTTAATGTCAACTGATATTATCGGAAAGATCAAAGGTTTAGATATTCAACAAGATTTTAAAATTTTAGGAGTTGAGCCGATTTTGACAGATGATAAAAACTTCAACGGAATGATAGTAGTTGGTAAAAATGACATTGCACACGTTCACGACGGACAAATTGAAAATAGAGTATTTGACAATGTGGGATTCTTATCAAATTTAACTTACTTTAATACTAGATATTATAGTGGATTCGTAATTAAACGTCCCGAACATTGTCACGTTGTTACGTTTCAATCTTAGAAGTCGTTAATTCAATATATAGGGGGTGATCATATGCCAGTAGTTACATTAGATCAAATAAAAAAACACTTAGGCATTGATTTAGATGACGATTATAATGACGATCTTTTAATCGTACTTCGAGATACTTCGACAGATTATCTTTCATATTTAGTTAATGGTAACGCCAACAACATTAACCAAAACCTAGCGACCGTATTTATATTATGTATGATTTCCGAATTGTTCAACAATCGTGATCTAACAAAAGCGGGGGCAGTTACTCGTAATAATATACTAACAAGTATATTAGTTCAATTACAATATGCTGCAAATTAGTACAAAACCACACAATTTAAAACACACAGTTTTATTTCAACGATCTACGTTAGGAAAAGACGCAGACGGAAAACCAACGTACATTTGGACTGACATTTATAAAACGAGGTGTCACGTTCGATCTACTGTATCAAACGAATATCTCCAAGGGAATGGTGACAACGTCAAAATTGATAAGACTATAGTCATTAGATTACATCATAAACACAAATTATACGAGGGTGATCTTGCAATTATCAAGGACGTAAAATACAACATTAAAAGTGTCGTGGATATACAGGACGAAAACGAATGGCTTGAAATAAAATTATCGAGGGTGAAAATATGAGTGTAGATGTTAACGGTTTAGATGAATTGATGTCTAGGTTGGAACAGTTGGGCGACGTAGGAAAGAAAGTAGGAAAGAAAGCGGTCAATGAAGGATTAAAAGTTTTTCTCGACGGAATGAAACAAGATGCACCCATTGATCAAGATAATTCCCGTAGTAAATTAGTGATCCAAAATGTGAAAGTTAATAAGGACGGTGCTGCATGGGGATCAGTAGGGATAGGTAAAAAGAACTGGAACAGTACACGACAATTATGGTATCAACATTGGGGGTATCGTAACTTTGGTTGGAACTTTGACGGTAAGTTAAAGATCACAAATAACGTCGGCTGGTTGGATAAATCATATGAGAAGTCGAAAGCTGCTGCTGAACAAAAGACGACTTCGATCTTAAAAAAGGAGATTGACAATTTATTAAAATGAATACATTACTTGAACAAGTTTTACTTGAAACAGGGATCGACTTCTATTTCTTAGAACGTCCTTCAAACGTGTTCCCTTGTATTGTGTACACATATAATGAATATTTAAACACAATGGGTGATTATAAAGAGGAGTCAACGAGATACGACGTATATTTAAATTTATTCGTCAAGGAGAACATATTTGAAACTATTGAGAAGATCAAGGGAGTAATGGAAAATCATTATTTCAGAAAAACAATAATAAACGCACCTGTTAAATTTGATAATACAGACTATTATCAAGTTACATTTAGTTATGCAAAGACGATTTCAAAATAGATCGTCTTTTTTTAATACAAAAATTTAAAGATACAAAGGAGATAAAGAATTATGGCAAGAGAAGTCGGGATAAGTAGAATAACATTATTCCCATTAACAAAAGATGTAGAAGGGCAAGATCCAACATGGGGAGCTGGTTATAGGGTCCCTTGGGCAGTTAACTTTGAAAGTTCTAACGAATATTCAGAGGGTGAGTATTATGCAGATAATATAATCGAAAACTCTATAAAACAAATAGCAAAAGTCAATGTGACAATGGAGGTATCTTCTGATACACCACCAGCATTAGATGCGAAAATAACTGGGAAAGGTTATAAAAACGGGAAATCATTCGTTGCAACGGGTCAAGTTGCACCATACCATGCGATAGCATATGAAATAGCTATGGATAACGGAAACCTAAGACGAAGAATAATATATAAAGTTGCACTTGCTAAAAATTCAAGAAACAACGCAACGCAAGAAGATTCGTTAGAAGGTCAAACATTTACCTATGAAGGGACAGGGGTTCCGCTTGTATCATGCTTACAAGTAGAAATGGAAATGGACCTAGCAGAAATAAACGCAATATCTGATCCGTCAGAAAAAGCATTAGCATTAAACCATTGGAATAAATTCTTCGAACAACCAATATTACCAACAGAAGAAGAAGAAATAAACTAATTTATACCTACCCTAATGGGTAGGTCTTTTATTTATAGGAGGATAACATGGAGAAAATACATTTAGGCAAAAAAAGAATTGTTGAACTTGAGATCAACGGGAGGGAATGTATAGCAGCACTTGATAACTATGCGATAGATCATTTCCAAGTAACAAATCGTAAAGGATTTTTAAAAGCTATTGAAGGGGTTCAAAATCATAATATAACTTCAATAATAGCTTTATTAGGATCGATTATCCGAGATAAAAAGACAAATAAACCACTTGGGGAAAAATATTTCAAGCAATTCGACACAATGGATATTGTTAGCTCGTTACTACCTGTTATAACTGAATTAATTCCCGATAATTTACCACAGGCGGGTAATAAAAAAGAAAAAAAGTAGATCAAGATTCAAACGGGTTTATTGATATATCAAACCTTTATTATTTGGCAAAGTCAACTCTAAAATGGGGGGACGAGGAATTTTGGGACTGTTCTCCTAGATTTCTATTTGAACAGTTCGAGTTATTCTCTAAATATAATAAACCTAAAAATGACAGTCGAGATCGACAAAGATCAAGACGTAATAACCGAGGTGAAAATATTAGGACCGAGGTAAAACGATATAAAGTATTAGATAGTATAGGAGGGTGTTAATATGTCAGACACTAAACAATTAACCGTCAAGTTGGCATTACAGTCAAGCTCGTATACTCAACAGATCAAGTCAATTAACACGTCGAACAAACGTCTTAAATCTGAATTTGAAACTTTAAACTCCACGTCCGAAGATTTCCAAAATACATTAGAAGGCCAAAGTGCTAAGTTCAAGATGCTTAGTTCAACATTAGAAAATACTAAGAAAAAGTTTTCGATATATGAAGACCAAGTATCAAAATGCAAAGCAACATTAGATCAAGCATCATCTTCGTATGACGAACAAAGAAATAAAGTTAATGCGTTATCACAGGAACTAGAAAAAGCCAAACAAACTTACGGGGAAAATTCAAAGGAAGTTAAACAACTATCACAGGATTTAACCGAGGCTGAAAAAGCACTTGATAAAAAACGCAATACGGTATTAAATGCGGATAATGCACTTGAACGAATGAAAACCACGTTAAATAATACGCAAACCGAAGTTAACAAACTAGAGAATGAACTTAAACAATGTGAACGAGAGATCAATCAATTTGAGAATGAAGGTAGACAAGCGGGACAAAGTTTAAAAGATTTCGAAGGTGTATTGGAGGGCGTGGGTGATAGTGCCGAAGATATGGGCGATTCATTGGACGAAGTTAGTGGGGACATTTCAGAGATTGCCGACGGACTTAGTAATGCGGGTGAGAGATTAACTGACATTGGGAACACAATGGTTGATGCGTTAATGGGGACGGTTGAACAGTCCGAGGAAACTCGACGAGCCATGAACAGATTCAATGCTAGTTTGGGATTAACCGCAGACGAGGCCGAAGAATTTAGCGACATAATAAAAAATATATATGCGGATAACTTTGGGGAGGGCATGGACGACGTTGCCGAGGCAGTAAGAACAGTTTATCAAAACTTGGATATTACTGGCGATGAATTACAAGACGTAACCGAAATGGCGATGACAATGGCGGATACTTTTGATATGGATATAACCGACTCAACAAAAGCCGCTAGGTTAATGATGAAAGAGTTTGGGTTAACCGCAGACGAGGCGTTTAATCTTATTATTCAAGGAGTTCAAGCGAATTTAAATAATACAGATGAATTAGCCGATAGTATAAGCGAATATTCGGTGTATTTTGATGCTGCTGGTTTGAGTGCCGAGGAAATGTTCAATGTATTCCAAAGTGCAAATGAAACTGGGGTATTCACCATTGATAAAGTCGGTGATGCAATAAAAGAAATGACTATTAAAATGAATGAATGTGACGAAGATGTTGCCGACGTCTTTAAAAGCATGGGTTACAATAGTGACGAAATGTTCAAGAAGTTCGGAGAGGGTGGCGATAGTGCGAAAGAAGTCTTTCTGAAAATGACAGAAGGATTGTCAAATATTGAAGATCCTATCAAACGAAATCAAGCAGCAGTTACATTATTCGGAACTATGGCGGAAGATCTAGGGATTGACGCAGTAGAGGCATTGGGTGGAATTGAAGGTGCTTTCGACCAAACATATGAAAGTGCTGAACAATTAACACGTGTTAGATATGATAGTTTATCAGATGCTTTTGAGGGACTAAAAAGAGCAATCGACGTCAATATATTTCAAAAAATAGGTGAGTCAATAACAAACTTCTTTGATCCATTACTTGATATTATTCCCGAAATAGTGGCATCAATGTCAGAATGGGGTCAAGCTAACGAAGGATTATTGACTGCGATTGGTCTAGTTGGTGGTGCAGTCGGCGGAGTATTAGTCGTATTGGGTGCGTTAGCCACAACAGTTGGTACGATTGCGGCTTTAGTCGCTGGATTTAACGCTTTAATAGTTCCGTTACTCCCTTTAATCGGATCAGTTGCAACGGTATTAGGAGTTGTTTCGGGTGCCGCAATTGCACTTGGACTTGCAATAAAGGAGAATTGGGACGGAATAAGAGATGCGACAAGTCAGCTCGTTGAAGAATGTAGTCCGTACTTTGATGATCTTAAAGGTGCTTTTTCGAGATTGTGGGAAACTGCAAAAAGTATTTGGGAAACGGTGGGACAACCGTTATTTAGAATACTTGGAGAAGTGATCGAGGTTGCGATTTTAAATGCAATACCTTTTATTAAATTATTGTTATCTACATTTACGTCAGCTATTGATGCAATTTCATTAGTTTGGAATACAGTCGGAAAACCTGTATTTGGGTTCATAGTATCTGTCGTTCAAACAATGTGGGCGGCAGTTAAACCACTATTAACTGCATTGGCGAACGTCTTTTCATCAGTAATGAACGTGGTACAAAGTGCTTACCGAAATCTATTTAAACCAGCTATGGAGGGGTTGAGTAAGGCGGTTGGTTCTATGTGGTCGAGTGTTAAAAGTAAATTAAATTCATTCAAAAATGGCGTGTCGAATGTTATGAAAACCGTTCTATCACCCGTGAAAGAGGTTATCAAGTGGTTTGATAAATTAGCAAATACAGTTGGAAAGATTTCAAAAACTGTGGTTGGTAAAGTTCAAGCTATGTTTGGTCGAAGTCGTGACTTTGACATTAATGCTGGAGTTGAAGTTGCAGCAGTTGAACCCCTTTCGACGGTCGCTATGAGTGGATCCTATTATACGAGATCGACACCACTTGCTACGACGTATGGTGAATTGAGTAATACCTTACAATCTGTAAACGGATATATGACGTCGGGATCAAGTTCTAATATTGAGGGTATGTTTAAAAAGATGTTGGATCTTATGACATTACAAACTCAATTATTAGAAAACAATCAAGAAGTCATTGTAAACGTTGGAGGTACTGAATTAAAAAAAGATTTTTACAACTACACAGTTAAAAAGTTAAATATGCAAAGTAAATTGGCGAAAGGATTTTAAATATGAAATACGGGACTTTATGGTTTAATAATAAATCAAATAGGGACATAGGGGTTAAAGTCAAGGGTATAATCAATTATCCCTTGGTGACTCCTATTTATGAAACTTATGAGGTTGCAGACGGTACAACTTATCGCAAGATCATAGGTTATAATGAAGGTTCGATTCCTGTCACATTTAATATCATGGACCATAAACACATTAGAAAGATAGTATCATCAATGAACGAATGGCTTATTGATATTAAAGATAATAAATTAATATTCGCAGACGATAAAGAATTTTATTACATTGTTAAGTCGATTGAGTTAGATTCGGAATTTAGTCGCACCCTTCAAGATCTTGGAGAATGTCAAGTCAACTTTATAGTTGAACCTTTTAGACGTAAATTAAGTGAACTAAATCCGATTCCTATATCTAACGGTATGATCATTCATAATGACGGGGCGATTGCTGCTAAACCTATTATACGAATTGAAGGTGAGGGTGCGATTACACTAAATGTTAATAATGAAACGATCAAAGTGAATGTTAGTAAACATATTACAATAGATAGCGAAAAGAAATTATGTTATCGTGACGACGGAACGTATCAAAATACAAGTTTAAGCGGTGAATATCCAACTCTCGAGAAGGGAGAGAACAAGATCACTTGGGGGACAGGTGGGACAGTTAAAAAAATTACAATAATGACGAATAGGAGATATTTCTAAATATGATACAGGTTTATGCTGCTACAAATAGAGATTTTACTCAAAATGGAGATATGACTCTTATAAATTGTACGTCATGTGAACTTGACGTCACTTTAAATAGTACCAACGCAATTACATTAGTTCACCCAATCGACAAGGAGGGTAGGTGGAAGTATCTTGAAAAGGAATGTGTTCTCAAAGTTCCAGCTCCAAACATACAAGATCAGCTTTACATAGTTAAAGACGTGATGCAGACAGAGGACGAGATCACCGTTACAGGTGTTCCACTTTTCTTAGGAACTAAGAGAGTACTTGTTGATGTGCGTCCAACTGATGCGAACGGTCAACAAGCACTTGATAAGATCCTTGAAGGGACACAATTCAAAGGTCATTCTGATATTACCGCAAGATATACGAGTCACTTAATAAGAAGACAATTATTAGATGCAATCATGAGTGATGACGACAACTCGTTTATGAGTAGGATCGGCGGGGAGTTATTCATTGATAACTTTGACATTTATGTTAATAATAGGATCGGAATTGATACTGGATATAGATTTGAATACAACAAAGATATTACATCAATTGAAGATAACAGCAATACATCTAAGGTACTAACTAGAGTTATGCCATTGGCATATGGAGGTAGAACTATTCCCGAGGGATTCGTCGATAGTCCATTAATCGGAGCTTACAAAGAGATCTACGAGGACGTAGTAGCTTTTGATAACTACAAGTTGGTTAGTGACTTTGGAGAGGACGAAGAATATGGGGAGAACGACCTAGTTTTTAACACAGAAGATCAATTATATGCTGCTTTAAGAAAAGCAGTTAAACAATTATATGATGACGGTTTAGATAAACCGACCATGTCGATTACATTCAATATCACAACTTTGGAGCATATGGAGGAATTTAAAGGGTTCGAAAATCTTTTAAATGTTGGTTTAGGAGATCGAGTTCAATTACACTATGATCCATTGAACATTGATGTTACATCACGAATAACTGCGTATACTTACGACTGCTTAAAAGAGGAATATTCTAGTTTAACGGTCGGGGATATAGTGGGCGGTTTTGTTGAGATTGCAACATCAACGAATGAGAAACTAAATAATATTTTGAATAAAAATGGAACAGTTGCGGGATCAAGTATCAACGGTACGATCAACGCATTAAATACTCAATTCAAGGCTCAAAGGGACGTGGCCGAAAAGCAGCACGTTAGAGCTATTTTATTTGAGGATTTAGACCCCGAGTCGCCAACGTTTGGGGCTATGTCGCTTGGAACTATGGGATTTGAGATTGCATCGGAAAGGACCGAGGACGGTCGAGGTTGGAAGTGGTCAACATTCGGTACAGGTCAAGGATTCGTTGCCGATCAAATCGTTGCGGGTGTACTTAGTGCGGTTATGATCCAAAACACGTCGGGAACGTTTCAAATGGATTTAAGTCGTGACAACGGAATGATCTTCCGAAATAACAATCAAGATGCTATAAAAATCAAAGGTAATAATATTTATATGTACGATTGGAAAGGGAATAACGGAATTGTTGGTGCAATACAGTCAGTTGTTGAAAGTAACAATAAAATAGTGGCTGGGGTGGCATTTACGCACAAACCACACGGTTACAATGCTATTTCATACGAGTCAGCGACCAACAGTAGTAATGCACACTCTTACATTACGTTTGATAAGTATAATGTAAGAGCCACCGAGGATTCACCGCACCCAATTACTATTTATGAACACGTCGACTTTTACGGTGCGAGAGCATATTTTGGGGAGCATTGTATACAACGAACAATTAATGGAGAATTAGGTATTTGGGATTCAGACGGTAATTACTTAATGTATTTCAATAAATCTAAGGATTATGCTGGGTTTAGTGGTGACGTGAGAGTTAATGGTTCGTTATCAGTTAGTGGCACTAAGAATTGTGTACAACAAACCGATAACTACGGAGTGAGATCCTTCTACGCAGTCGAAGATGCAGAAAACTATTTGACTGATAGATCGTCACAAATATTTGATGTGGAAATAGATTCGAAAGGTAGATTTATACGTCGTATAGACTTAGATCCAGTTTTCATGGAGTGCGTTAATACTGATATTGATTATACTGTTGAAATTATAAAGCAAGGTTGGGGTGACTTTAGGGTATTAGAACAAACTAGAGATCATTTTATAGTCGAGTCTGATTGCTGCGACTTTACTTTTAAATATGTCGTTACTGCTAAACGTAGAGGTTTCGAGCAAGAGCGACTTAGAAAAATGGAGGAAGACAATGAAGTTAGTAGATAAATTCGAACCCGAGGTAATAGTGTTAGATCTTTCAAATGATCAGCATATATTCGGTGGGAAATTAAAAGAAAAAGATATAAATACAAGACGAAGAAAAATTAAATTTTCATATAACGGGCAACTATTAGATCTGACGGGTATTTCATGTAGGGCTTTTATTAAGAAACCCGACGACACAGTATCATATATAACGTGTCCGATCATAGATAATGAGTATGCCTTGTTGGACTTTACGACTAACAGTAGAGCAATTGAAGGGATAATAAAAGTTGAATTAGGAATTTCACTAGATGATCAAGAAATATCTACGTTTATTTTAGATTTTGAGGTCGTCAAATCTCTTAGGGACGACGACGCAATCCAATCAAGTAATGAGTTTGGAGCATTACAGGATATTATAAACACAGTCGGAGGATTAGCAGATGCACAAAAACGACTAACTGATTTAGAAAGCTCTACGGGACAATTAAAGATTGATAATGAACAGTTACGAGGCGATATTCAAACTGTCACAACAGAAATCACAAATATTAAACAAGTAACTAATAACTTAAATGCTGAAAATGCGGCCCTAGTTGAAAAGATCAGCGATTTAACTAATAGAGTCGCATCTTTAGAAAGTGGAACAGGAGGCAGCGGCGGAGGAACTACCATTATAAATAAGGGGGGAATTTCTCGATTACCCGATTGGTACACTCCACCAACAATTCTTGGGACAGAGTTAGATTCGAACGGTGTGCCAAGTGATCATAATTATAATGACAGTTTAAATTGGATCTTAGAACCGATTAGAGCGGCTAATCCAACGTACATAAAACGTACTTCATTAGGTAAAGATCAATCGAATACATATGATATTTACAAATATGAACTTACGCCCGATAGTTATGATAAGACATTACTAATCACTTGCTGCTTACATGGGAACGAGTATACATCATTCTATGGACTATGTAGGTTTTTAGAGTTGCTATGTGCTGACAATGTGAGCGATCCAAACTTGCTGTACTTAAAACAACAAGTTAAACTTGTAATCGTTCCAATATGTAACCCTTGGGGGTTCGTAAATTCAAAACGTCAAAATTCAAGGGGCGTGGATCTTAATAGAAACTTTGAGTATTTATGGAATGAGTACTCAACAAGTGCATCTGAAGGACAGACGAATTATAAAGGTACTGCACCATTTTCTGAAAAAGAAAGTCAAATCATGCGTGATTTAATACAAGATCTTTCCGAAGTCAAAACTTTTTGTGGGTCAATAGATTGGCACACTTTGACTACAATTCAAGCAGAAAAGGTTGTATATTATCCAAGATTTAGGGATAACTGCATAACTCAACTATCCGAAATGTTATCAACATTAGATCCCGATAATGGAGAAGATGAAAGAGTTATATTTGCATCTAGTAATCTGCCGAGTATGTCGTGTTGGGCATCATATGTAATAGGTACACAAGCACTAAATCCCGAATGGAATAACGCCGCATATGGAGGTAAACGTAACAATTTCTTAATGACTCGTTACGTTGAATATTTCGTTAACACAATTTTAGTTATGGTTAAAAATTCGAGAGATAAACGTACTAAATTAGTTGAACCATTTACAACACATCATTATTTCTATGCTGACAGTTCAAAGTCAACAGAAGATAGTAATCGTTATAGTTCGGACGGGTGGAGATTATTAAATTCATCTACGAATAAAACATATTCGACAATGGCTGCATCTAAGATCACACAAAGTTTAGATTCTCAATATACGGTTACTGCTAATGGGTGGATCAAAGTTAAGTGTAAAGCAGATTCAACACTACATTTACAGCCGACACTATACCAACAGTATTCAACGGGACAAAATCAAAGTTCAGTACAAGATCAATCAAGAGGTGAAATAGTAATGTCGCTGAAAGGTGGGCAAGATTATATAATCCCAGTTGCAGCGACGATCATGGGATTCCCGACTTGTTATAACGGAACTTCGGCATCAAGAACAGAAGATGTTACGTTTTCAATTAGGGCTTTTTGTACGACAACTAATGCAGTATATATACAAGCATTTAATATTGTATTGCATTATGTTCCAACGAATAAAGGTATCGCAACAAGATACTACAAAGTGAAAGAAACATCAAAAACAGAATTATATCCAAGTGCATTGGAAAATTAGAAGGGGGATATTAACATGGCTACATTAAAAAACAATTCTACATTAAATAAAGCAAAGGTTATAGTTGACATACTTCCGAAAGGGCATTGTATTCCAAATCAAACTATTAACGCAACAGAAATTGCAATTCATAATACAGGAGATTGGAACGTCCCAGCTGCGAATTATGCGACTGCGTTAAAGAGATTTAACAAAGAAAATCCAAGTTGGAAAGCAAGTTATCATTTCGTAGTTGATGATAAAGAAATCTACCAACTTGTTGATACTCATAAAAAAGCATGGCATATCGGAAACTACAATTCGAAAGCAGTTGGTATTGAAATATGTATGTTCAAAGACGAGGTTAAACAAAAACAAGCAGAGGACAATGCAATCGCATTAGTACTTGAATTAATGAATTTATTAAATATAACTAATGTGAACAAAGTCAGACCACATAGTGACTACATGGTGAAACATTGTCCCGAAGTCATATTAGATAGGGACGGAAGTTTAGCAAAATTCAGAACTAGAATAAAAAACTTCAAGTCAACAGATCAAACAGAAACAACATCTTTCATAGTTAGAATAATATGTGATAGTTTAAACGTTCGTAAAGGTGCTGGGGTATCTTATGATAAAGTTGGCGAACTTAAAAAGGGTGACGCCTACACAATAGTGAAAGTAAAAAATAATTGGGGTAAATTAAAAAGTGGTTTAGGTTGGATAAGTCTAGGAACTAAATACGTTGAAAGGGTGGTAAAATAATATGGATATTCCAGTAAGAAGTTTGTTCGAAGTAGTTGTAATAGTAATGATAATAAAATTAGTAGTATCAAACTACCAACCACCAATACAAGAATCAATTCAAGCTATAATTTGTATAGCGGTAGGTACTGTTATTGGTTTATCAATTGATCCTTCTGTTGAGGGGTTAACTACTGCTATAATAAGCAGTGGTATTGGTTTCTATGGTGAAGAACTATGGTCAGCGTTAAAGTCAAATAATATAGGTGAAACTACAACCGCAATTAATAAATTAAGTAAAAAATAGTTAATGAAGTAGGGGAGGATCTTCGGGTTCTCCCCTATTTTTTATTTTCGAAACTCGAACTTGAATTAATAAAATCGAACTTCGGTCGAACCATTGGGATTACTCGTTTCCACCGTTATCCGATTTCCCGACGTCCGTTCAGCCGACTTCCGATTTTCGACGACATAAAAATAAAATATAATAAAAATAAAATATAATAAAATTAAAATATCTGTTGTTGTAAGCTCGTACCGAGCGACACTTCCTTCGGATAACAAAATTCATTTTTCTTTTTTCACATTTAGGAAGGTGTGTTCTTTTAACTGATTAGATATTTTGTCTAAAAGAAATTAGACATTTTGTCGAAAAAACTATTGAACTTTGGTTTTAGATATGCTATTATTTGATTGTCGGTAAAACGACACGAAACAATAATTTAATATAAGGAGATCAAAAACATGATAGAAATAAAAATGACACCTGATCAAGAATGTACAATCAATTTAAATGGTACTGGCGGCGATATAATGGAAGAACTAGCAATCGCAGTTAACAAAGTTTGTACTACAATAGCAAGTGAGGTTGACGAGGATTTCGACGACGTACTAGAAAGAATGTGCAAGATTAGTAAACTTCATCACCTACGTGATAAGGTAATTAAAAAAAACGAAAAGCAATCCCCAAAGGACATGATTAGTATTTTACTAGATGCTATACATGAACTTGATAATATACATAATAACTAATAATTCATTTAACCCTCAAGCATAACTTATTTTAATCCTCGCAAGACTTTGCGGGGAATTTTTTTTACAATAATATATTTTATAACATAAGGAGTATTAGACATGGATATAAACGAATTAAAATTATTACAAAATTACCCACTAGATTTAAAGGTTGAAAAAAAACTAAAATGCGTATTAGGGAGTGGTACGAACATCATAACGGTGAGGTGTACGTTTCATTTAGCGGCGGAAAGGATTCAACTGTATTGTTACATATAGTTAGACAATTATATCCTGACGTTGAGGCGGTATTCTCAAATACTGGTTTGGAATATCCCGAGATAGTGAAGTTTGTAAAAAGTTTCGACAATGTTACTATAATAAGACCAAGTATGACATTTAATAATGTGATCAAAGAAAAAGGCTATCCAGTAGTTTCGAAATCGGTTAGTAACTGCGTAAGATATGCTCGTAAGAATATCGCAGAAGGTAAAGACACATTACGAGTGAGGCAATTAAGAGGACTAGAGAAAGGTAGTGCATTTAATAAAGGTAAGTGGGAGTTTCTTTTGGACGCTCCGTTTCTGATTTCGGAACAATGCTGCGACGAACTTAAAAAGAAACCTATGAAAGAGTTTCAAAAGCGAACTGGTAAAGTTCCATTCGTGGCAACTATGGCTACCGAAGGACAATTAAGACAACCACGATACTTACAAACTGGGTGCAACGCTTATTATCTAGGTAAATCCCAACCACTTGGTTTTTGGACAGATCAAGACGTGTTGAAATATATAAAAGAAAACAATTTGGAGATATGTTCCGTTTATGGTGATATAATAGAGAATGAAAATTCTAAACTAGAGTTAACGGGTGAAAGACGAACAGGCTGCATATTCTGCACCTTTGGTTGCCACCTTGAGAAATCACCTAATAGATTCCAAAGATTAAAAGTAACTCACCCGAAACAATATGATTATTGTATGAACAAACTTGGATTAGATGAAGTATTAAATTATATAGGCGTGGATCATTAATATAATGGAATGGGTGATGATTATAAATCACCTCTTTTTTTGCACAAGAAAAAACCCGCTCACTTGGAACGGGTTTAAAATTGAAACAATTTTTAACGTTATACACTTGACGAATAACGTTACTTATGCTAATATATCTTTAGCATAAAATTTAATACAAGATTTCTTTTAAACAATGTACTTTCATTATATCACATTTTGCAGTAAAATCAAGTCATACATCATTCCAATTAATGACAGATCAAAACTTGGTTAAATTTTAAAACGATTAATAATACAAGATAGGAGATTTTAAACAATGACAACTAATTATATGAATCAAACGTCTTTCGAATTTGGTGGATTCGTAGACAACTACACGACAATAGACAACACAATATTAAATGAAAAAAGTATATCAGCCAAAGCGGTAGGTATATACTGTAAGATAGTACAATATAGAAACTCTAGTAAACATAAGATATATGTAAATTCTTTAACTTCTGCTTTTAAGGACGGTAGACAATCAATACTAAGCGGATTAAAAGAATTAGAGGAATTAGGTTATCTATCTAAAATAAGATTAAGAGATACAAAAGGGAGAATGTGCGGATATAAATATTTCGTATATGCTACACCAATCCCTATGAGCGACAGGGGCGACATTAAAGACTTTATACAAGACGAGCAAGGGAATTTATACCCAGCGGGTTCGCAAGAGCTTAAATCGTGTGCAGCAACACCAAAACATAACCAAAGTGACCTTAGTCAAAAAGAAACTGAATTAATAAACCTTTATAAAAATAGTCATGTGGAAAAAAGATTCATGCCACAAACTAAAGAGTTATTATTATCTTACGTTAACGAGTTTGACATTGATGTATTTGGCGAAGTGTTCGCTGTTGCTGCGAGTGATGATGTTAAAAAGAAATATGCTTATTTAAAAGCTACATTCGCAGCATTAAAAGAAAAAGGAATACATACGATAGAAGAATATCACAAAGATACTGATACATATAAAAGTAGAATTGAAACAAAAGTATTAACTAAAAAATTAAAAGATGAATACGCTGCTGCTGGACTTGACGAGAACGGACATTCAACAAATACTGTTGATGTTGTTGCTGGAAGTTTTGACGATTCGATAATTAATGATGATGTAACTTTAGAAGATATAAATTATTATACTCCTAATGGCAACGTAGAGGTGCAAATGGATATAACAGACTATAATTTATCAAGCGAAGTGTGCGAACCTGTTACAAAGGCGACAGAGGAAGAAATTGACACAACATATGATATTTATAAAGACGCTTACGAACTAGCTATGTGTGACGGTATGGACGTAATATTATCTCAAGTAACTAAATTTGGTATAACTGAATATGCACACGCTCATGGTTTACCAGTTCCACAATAGGAATTAACGTTTAAACACATAAATAAACATACAGATAACGTTAAATCATAAAGATTTTATAAAAATTTATAGCTTTAAATCAAGTAATATCAATGATTTAACGTTTAAACACATAAAAAACATAAAAACAACGTTAAAATATATTGACGTATGAATTTCAATCTGTTATTATAATATTGTAGTCGGGTGACAGACGACTACAAAATACAAGATTAGGAGATTAAAAACAATGAAAAGAGAAGAATTAAAAATAACTAGACATGTTGGACATAATAAACAAGAGGTTGAAATATCAATCGAGGCTGAAAGAGTATTTACAATAATAGATAAAACTTGGAGCGTTGATTACGCAACGGAAGAATTTGAAAAACAATGTAATATGTCAAGTAAAAATATAAAAAGATGTATCGACGAGCTGGCTAATGTTGAATTAATAGTGACTGGCAATGATACAGTTGTAGAGCCTTGGTTAACAGGTAAAGAAAAAAGGGATAGAATAGTTAACGAAATGAAAGAGGTATTGCGTATGCTTGGTGAAGTTTGGAACGGAACTCCAATGGATCTTTACAAAGAAATAATTCCTCAATTAAATATAACAATGGATATGAAACTGTTCCAAAAATGTATAACACATTTATACATCACTACATACATTAAGTTTCCTGAATACAACAAAATTATAATAACACCAAAGGGACTTAATCAAATTGAAAAATTCAAATTACAAGATATTAAAAAAGAAGTTGATAGACTAAAAGAATTAGATAAATCATCAGAAGAAATATTAGAAGAAGTTAAAACTGCATTAGTTGAAGTAATAGACGGTATAGTTGAAGTATCTTCTGATTATGTGGATTTCGATTCTGTTGCATTTGATATATTTGAAAAAGTGACAGATTTTAATTCTGATAGACAAATAAAAATGTTCAATAATACATTAAGAAAATTAGCTAGGGAGGCGAAATAATGAAAGTAAATAAAAAGATAGTAAAGAAAATAGCAATAGGTTACGGGGTGTGCATGGCTGCAACATTAGCATTAAGTATTGGATTCGGAATTACCGATTCAATAACTGGGGGAGCTTTGACAGAGTGGGCAAATGAAGTTGACGCAGAAGAAGTTGAACCAGTATTTGCTAAATGTGCAAACTGTGGAGAATATACAAAAGTTTGTTTAAGCGATTGTATAAGATGTGAAGGAGATTTAGAACACGACCACGAAATAGGACTTTGGAAAAAATGTACTAACTGCGACGAGTTCATATATGATTTAAACGCTAGAGAAAATCACCTTAAAGAGTTTGCAAGACAAAAAAAGGAATTAGAAAACTCTACTAAATTCAAATATGCAAGTTGGAAAGAACGTAAAGAAATGACTAAAGCACTTTGCGACGAAGAAGAACGCCACCACGAAAGATAATAAAAATTTAAAACAGGTAAAATTAAAATAAAAGAAAAGAGGAAAATAAGATGACAAATTTAATACAAGACATGAGCAATATAGTAACAAGATTAATAGATTTAGGAAACTACAACACAAAGGGAGTTGCTGACGGTGAGGACTTCCAATTCATATCAACTTTTGAAGAATACGACTCAGCAGATACAAGTGAGAAAAAAGTTTTAGTTTACAACGATAAAAACTATCGTATGGAATTTGAAAAAGACTTCGACGGTGAATACAATAAAGCGTTAAAGGATTATATGCCAAACCTATTATGGGGATTGGATAAATCAGGAGTACAAAATGGAGAACACATAAGATTGCTACTTGGTTTACCAATAACATCATTAGGACAAGCAGATAAAATTAAAAATGATTTAGTTGGAAAATCATTCACTTTCAAAACAACAGAAGAAAAGACAATTCATATAGACGAAGTTGTTATCGTTGGTGAGGGTATATCTAGTTACTATATGTTACCAAAAGAGGATAGAGAAAAAGATTTAGTATTAATAGATATAGGCGGACGTACAACAAATGTAGTTGAATATAAAAACAAAAGAATCGTTAACAAAGATACGTTCCCAACTGGAACAATAGACTTTTACAACAGAGCAAAAAATAAATTCAATAATGAAAATGGTGAGAATGTAGAAACGCATAGCGTAAGACATTATATACAACAAGGTGTTATTCCAGTATATACAGAGTTAGAGGACGAATTTATAAAAGAGTTAATGAATAAGATTAAGACACCATTTAATTTAGGATTAGGTAAGTTAATAGTCTTTACAGGCGGCGGTTCAATCGACTTTAGAAGGGCGATAGAAGAATATAATAAGAATTATAAATTCTTAGAAAATCCAATTCATAGTAATAACAAAGGTAAAAGAAGAATAGCAAAAGCGAAAGGGTGGTTATAATATGACAACTGAAAGATTAAGTTTATACTTTAATACAGAGAATGAAACTGAAAGGTTAATGTGGGAGTACATCAACAAAGACGGTAAATATGGTAAGTCTAAAAATGCAAAGAGAGCTTTCGAAATAATGTTAGAGGTTGAGGGGATAACTCCCCCAACTCAACTAAATCGAATATTCGCAGAATCAATATTAAGTGATAAATCAAATATGTTAGCTGGTTTATTATCAACTACATTAGCCGCTCCAGCAGCACCAGCAGCGGACGAAGTAAAAGACGATAATATAATTAGTTCATCAGATGAAGATGATGATTTAGATGACGATATAGACGATATATTAAATTAGAACAAAATAAAAAGGGCGGCTTGATTGGTCGTCAAGTCACCCTTTAGTAAATTGTATATTAGATTGCTTGGTAACATCTAATATACACCAAAAACAAAAATAAATCAAGTGAGGTATATTAGAAATGGAAAATTTAATAATAAAAGTAATGGATAATTTAGAGGAATTGGAGAACAAAAACGGTATGCTTGGAACAATAATCGGTTTAATCTTAATTACCTTAGTAATCGGAGTTGCGATATTTGGTATAACAACAATCGTAAAATTCAGTATTGAGTTAATAAATGCAATATGTATTGTATTCTTTAGATTCAGATTATATTAAGGTTAAGGGGGGGCTAAATTATGGATAACGAAAAAAATGTATATGTAGAAATATTAAAAGTACTATTTCACTGTTTGAAATTTAGCTCCTATCTAGTATTTAGTTTATTAGAATTATTTATTAAGGGTTCAAAAGTATTATTGGAAATGGAAGATTACGATCCTTTTAAACCAATTAAAGATTATAAACAGGAAGTACTAGGTAAGAGGGTTAAAGATGATATAAATTTAAAAGCAATCCAAGCGGCAACAGATAATATGGCAAGACATCAATATAATTTCAAGCGTTCTGAAATGTTCCAAACGCAATACAAGAACATACAGGAAATATTAAAGATATGTAAAGATGAACAAGCACCAATCGACAACGACATATATAAAGATATTCTTTATCGCATAGGGATCTTGGTAGTTGAAAGTGAAAAGGTGGCTTTAAAAGAAGGACACGATTATGCTAAACGAACTAAATTCATATTAGATAATAATATATATGAAAGTTATGTACGAGAAAAGATCCTAAGCGGCGAGGCTGACGGTTTGATGCAAGAATATATTTACAATCAAAGACAAGCTCAAAAAGATAATCAAGGGGGATTTACATTAGATGATTACTAGAATATTATATGATGGTGAAAAAGTTACACCAATTCCATGTTGGAACGGTTATTACATTACTACATTTGGACGAGTTATAAGTGGTAAAAGGAAATTTAATTACACCACTTACGACGGTACGAAAACGACAATTACAAAATTCAGAGTGCTTTCGCAATTTGAAGTGCGAGGTTATAAAAGAGTTTCTTTATATAATGACAAACAAAGAAAAGATTTTTATGTTCACGATTTAGTCATTCAATGCTTTAAAGGTGTGTTAGATAAAAAATACTACAAAGTTATACATAAGAACCATAATAAACTTGATAATAATGTTAACAATTTAGAATATAAATTAAGAAAAAATAAAAAAGAGGTGGTCAAATATGAATGTGTGTTTTAAAGAATTACTTGATCAATTAAGAGATAAAACATTTAGTATGATGATGATTACTGACTATGGTGTACTTTCAATGGTAGATTGTGAACTTGAAAGATTTAAAGATAGATTAGTTTTCGACATTAAGTATTGTAGCTTGATGTTAAATACATCAAAAATACAATATGTACTATATGAGAATGATTGTATAAAATTAATACTAGAAGGTACTGACGATTTACAAATATACGATATTAAAGATAAAAAATAGCACTCTCGAGAGGGACAACCTCTCTTGAGAGATTAGAGGTATAAAAGGCAATCTCTCTCGAGATTGCCTTATTCATTTTCCAACAATGAGAGTGGTCGAGAGTGTAGAGGTCGCTCGATAGTAGAGGTTTTGAACGGGTATCAAAAATAGTGTTCTCCACTGTTGGAGAAGTGGGTTCAAAAAATTAAAAAAAGAGTGATTGAAAATTAATATTCAATCACTCTTTTTTATTACTTATCTTCTAAATAAATTTTTAAAATATCTAAAACCTGATCATATTGTTGTTTAGGTAAGTTCATAATTTTATTTGTTAATTCTTTTAGTTCTTCATTACATTCTACTACATTTACCGCATTATTATGTATTTCTCCAGTTCCATTTATTAACCAATCTTTATTAATACCAAACAATCTACAAAATAAATCAATAGTTGATCCAGTAGGGGGACATTGATTCCTTTCCAATCTTGAAACATGATCCCTTGACATTGACAATAGTCCTCCCATTTCTTGTTGAGTTTTCTTATTTAACTTTCGAACGTATTTCAATCGTTCACCTTGCGTATTTAATGTTAAGTTACACATGAATTAAACTCCCTTCCTTCCTTCAAAAAGTCTTTTGTAATTATAACTTATTTATTTACTTGACACAACGACATTGATTTTTGTTAATTATTTCAATAGTTAATGTCATGCTTAATATAAGTATAGTACTAAAACGTAAAAATAAATACCAATTTTATGAAAAAAAAGTTATTGACATTTATGCGTCATTTAGTCTACAATTAACAACAGATGCGACAAAATGTCGCATTTTAGGAAAGGGGAGCAGATCATGGAACATAACGAACTTGCGAGGCAAACAATGTTAAAACTAATCGAATTACAAGACAAGATGACTAAAGAAGAATTTAGTTACTTCAAAGGAATTGTCGAAGGCTTACGACTTGCGGGGGAGAATGATTCCTCTTTTAGAAGGGAGTAGAATTTTTGAAAGTAGAACTTTACGAACATCAAAAGAAGGTTCTCGAGCTTACCAAAGGGCGAAACAGAGTTGCATACTATTTGGATATGGGACTAGGTAAAACCTTCGTGGCAACCGAGAAAATGAAAGAATTAGACGAGAAATTGAATATAATTGTATGTCAAAAATCTAAAATAGACGATTGGGTTGAACATATAAGAACGTATTACGGGGATTATGAAGTTGTTAAATATAATACCCAAGATTTAAGTAATTTCAAAAATAAAACCGTACTTGTGATAAATTACGATCTTATTTGGCGACGTCCGCAGTTTAAAACGATTAAAGACTTTACTCTTATATTAGACGAAAGTTCCTACATCAAAAACGATCAGGCGACTAGAACGAAATTTATACTAAAGCTAAAGTTTAAAAACATAATACTGTTAAGTGGAACGCCCGTAGCTGGTAAATACGAGGAACTTTACTCACAACTAAAATTGCTAGGTTACACTAAAAATAAATCAGTTTACTTTTCCACCTATATGGTGACTAAAAAGTTTAAACTCGGCGGCGTGCTAATTCAAAAGGTAGTTGGCTATAAATGCGTCAACCGACTTAAACGAAAGCTGCGAGAACTCGGGGCGGTATTTATGAAAACAGAGGACGTTTTTGATCTACCAGCACAAGTACACAATGTAGAGAAGGTCGCAAATACTACAAATTATAAGAAGTTTAGAAAAGATAGATTACTAATAACCAAAGATCTTGAGTTAGTTGGAGATACAACTTTAAATAGATTGTTGTATTCTCGACAACTGGCAAGTCAATATAATCAAAATAAACTTGACAAACTAAAATCTTTACTAGAAGGTACAGAAAATAGAGTGATAATTTTTTATAACTTTGACAAAGAGCTAGAGTTGATTAAGTCAGTTTGCAAGAAATTAAATAAACCAATATCGGTGGTTAATGGTAAATGTAGAGATCTATCAAACTATGAAAACTTCGATAATTCAGTTACATTGATTCAGTATCAAGCTGGATCAATGGGACTGAACCTTCAAAAATCAAATACCATAATTTACTTTAGTCTTACAATGTCAAGTGAACTATTCGAGCAATCGAAGAAAAGAACGCATAGAATTGGACAAAATAAGACTTGTTTTTATTACTATTTGATAACAGAGGGGACAGTTGACGAAGAAATTTATAAGACATTATTAATGAGAAAAGACTACACAGACAAATTATTTATTGAAAGTGAGGTTTAAATATGAGTATAAACAAATCCAATTATACCGAGTACACAACGGAAGAAATTGTCGAGTTTGCACACTCACAACAATTATGTCCGCTGGATTGGGGACTTCCAGTACTTCCGATATGTCAAGAAGGATTAGATCCAAACGAATGTAAAAGTTGCTGGAAAAAGGCGTTAGGGACTAAAACAACAACGTCACCATTAGCTTTATTTGAAAACAACGCAGTAACAGTATTAAAAGATTTATCAATAATAGAAAAGAGATACAAGGATCTTACAAGTAGTAGGGACGACTTAAAAGTAAAATTAATGGCGTTAATGGAACAATACGGAATAACAAAATTTGACAATGACGACTTATCAATAACATACGTTGCTGCTAGAAATGGAACAAAATTCGACACCACTAAATTTAAAAAGGATCACCCTGATCTATACGAACAATATTTAAAACCAAGCAGTACTAAAGCGAGTGTGAGGTTTAAAACATATGAGTAAGACACCCGAAGGTAAATTCACCGAACAGGTTACTAATTACTTAAAGTCGTTAGGTGGTGCGTGTTGGTTTTATAAAGTATATGGTGGTGGATATTTCCAACGTAACGGAATACCCGATATAATTGGAGTATTTAAAGGTAAATTCTTCGCTTTAGAGTTAAAAGCAGAGAACGGAAAAGCCTCACCGTTACAGATATATAATATTGATAAAATAAATCGAGCTGGTGGAATAGGGTACATATTAAAACCAAGCCAATTTGAAGAATTTAAAAAGGAGTTTGAAAAATAAATATGAATGTATATGCAAAATTACAGAAGATCCAACAGGAGTTAAAAGTACATAAAAGCAATTACAACTCTTTTGGTAGATACAAATATCGTAATTGCGAAGATATATTAGAGGCAGTTAAGCCGCTGCTGGATAAATACAATACGACATTAATAATAACTGATGATTTAGTATTAATTGGTGAAAGATACTATATAAAAGCAGAAGTTGTATTAATTGACTGCGATTCCGAAGACGGTAGAAATATATCTAGCAAGGGATTCGCAAGGGAAGAACTAGGTAAAAAAGGCATGGATTCAAGTCAAGTGACAGGAGCATCAAGTTCATACGCTCGTAAATACGCTTTAAACGGTTTATTCTGTATAGATGATACCAAAGATAGTGATACAACAAATAACGGTAACGACGGAATAGACATACCATTTACAGGTGGAGAAACTGAAAGCGAACCAACAGGTACTTTCACACCATTTAATGAGGCAGAAGAAGAACAAACTAACAGAAGGAGAAAGAGAAGATAATGGGAATATTTGATAAATTTAATAAAGAAATGGATAAAGATTTAATACAAAGTGAAATAAACGAGGCAGCACAAAATACATATGAGGACGTTCCAGTTGGACAATATGAAGTTGCAGTAACTAAGATAGAAGTAAAACCGACTAAAAACGGTGATAAGGTAATGTTAACTTGCACATTCAGAATATTAGACGGTAAATACAAAGGTAGGTTAATAATCTTTAACCAAGTAATAATGACAGGATTCCAAATACATATGGCAAACCAATTTTTAAGATCATTAGATACTGGAGAAGAAATCGAATTTAAAGATTACGACCAATATTCAGATTTAGTCAAAGTAATAGATAAAGTAATACAAGTAACAGAGTTAGAATACGGACTAGAATATAGCAAGTCTGACAAAGGATATGATCAATATAAAATAACGGACGTTTACGAAGGTTAAAAGCATAAGGGGGTAAATTCCCCTTATGTGATTTTTGAAATTTTTTTAAGAGGTGGGGAAATATGCTATTTTACGATTTTGAGGTTTTCAAGGAAGATTGGTTAGTGGTAATCATAGATACAGATAAAGAGATAATAAACGAGATAGTGAACGATAGATCAAAACTGAATGAAATATATCAAGCAAATAAAAATAACATTTGGATAGGTTACAACTCAAGACGTTACGACCAATACATATTAAAAGCAATACTTGCTGGATTCAATCCAAAAGAGATAAACGACTTTATGATAGTCGAAGGTAAAGGCGGTTGGGAGTTCTCGAGCTTACTCAATAAGTTCCCGATAATCAACTTTGACATAATGACTTCTATGCACTCACTAAAGCAATTAGAGGGGTTCATGGGTAACAACATAAAGGAAACATCAGTCCCTTTCGACATAGACAGGAAATTGACAGATATGGAATTAAAAGAAGTATTGAAATATTGTCGTCACGACGTAGAGCAAACAATGGAAGTATTCTTAAACCGCAAAGAAGAATTTGAATCACATATTGGATTAATAAAAGCCTTTAATTTACCAATAAGCTATATTTCCAAGACTAAGGCCCAATTAAGTGCGATTATCCTAAATGCACAAAAGCAGCAACACGACGACGAGTTCGAAATATCTATCGTTAAACCACTACGATTATCGAAATACAATTATATTAAAGAGTATTATCTGAACCCAATTAATTTGGACTATGATAAAAAACTAACTACGGAAATATACGACGTTAAGCACATTTTAGCATTTGGTGGAATACATGGAGCAATAGACAACTATATAGATGAAGGATTTTATATAATGTCAGATATTGCGAGTATGTACCCGTCATTAATGATCAATCATAAGATGTTAAGTCGAAATGTCGCAGAACCTAAGAAATTCGAAGAAATCAGAGATACAAGAATCAAATATAAAAGAGCAAAGAACCCACTTCAAGCACCTTTAAAAATAGTCATCAACGGAACGTATGGGGCAAGTAAGGATAAAAACAACGCCCTATATGATCCACTAATGGCAAATAACGTTTGTATAAACGGACAGTTGTTAATAGTTGATCTATTAGAAAAATTAGAAATGGCTTTCGGTAATAGACTTAAATTAATACAATCTAACACCGACGGTATACTTGTTAAATTAGAAGATCCAAACGACTACGATAAATATATAACCATTTGCTCCGAGTGGGAAAAAAGGACAGGCTTCGAGTTAGAACATGATAAATACTGTAAAGTGTTTCAAAAGGACGTAAATAACTACATTATAGTAGATGCAAACGGAAAGTATAAATCTAAAGGATCTTACGTTAAGAAACTTAATAAACTGGACTATGATTTACCAATCGTGAATAAAGCACTTGTCAACTACTTCCTTTATAATATCCCAGTTGAAAAGACTATTCTCGAGTGTGACGAATTAAAAGAGTTCCAAAAGATTGTTAAGATTTCAAGTAAATACAAACACGCAGTACATAATGACGAGATATTACACGAAAAGACGTTTAGAGTATTCGCATCAAGAATACGCAGCGACGGGGGTATATTCAAAGTCAAAATCAACACTAGAGAGAAAATCGCAAATACACCAAATAAATGTTTTATAATGAACGACGATATTAATGGTGCGAGTTGCCCACGTGCATTGGATAAGAATTGGTATATTGAAGTAGCGAATAAAAGAATAAAAGATTTCAAGGGGGAAAAATAAGATGTTTAAAATAGGCGATATAGTAAGAGTTATAAAACCAAGTGAATGTTTACCAGTAGATGAAGTTTTTGAGATTACAGAAGTCGACGGTCAAATGGTAAGACTTAGGGATAACACCAATTGGGGGTGGTATCATGAGAATAGATTCGTACTAAGCGAAAGGGATACAGAGGGTATAGTATCTAACCCAAAACATTACACACAAGGTAATATTCAAATCATAGATTTTATACAAGATCAAAAATTAAACTTTGCACTTGGAAACGCAATCAAATATATTTGTCGCTGCAATTACAAAGGTACAAAAGAGATTGATCTTAAAAAAGCAATACAATATTTAAAGTTTGAATTAAGGGAGAGTGAATAATGGGAGTTATTGAAATATTAACAGTTTTATTAGTTTTATTAAAAATATTCGATATAACAACAGTTTCATGGTTTTGGATCTTATTACCCGAAACGCTAATGGTAGTAATATACTTTTTATTCCTATTTTGTGCTTTAAGAGTAGCGGGAGGTAAAAAATAATGAATAGAGCAATAGCAGATATTATAATGATAGCGGTAATTTTAACATACATAGCATTTATATAGGAGGAAATTATGAAAGTAGAATTAATGTCACACACACTAGCACCAGCAGCAGTTATAGCAAGTGCTGCTAAACTTTGTTATTCTAAAAGCGGAATAGACGACGTAAGGGAAAAATTAACAATGGAAGAAATAAACCGCTTTTTAGAGCATTTAAATAAAATAGGACACGAAAGTCCATTTGAACACGCATATTTCACTTTTGCGATTGAAGGTATCTCAAGAGCGTGCAGTCATCAGATAGTACGTCATAGGATAGCTAGTTTTTCGCAGCAATCACAAAGATATGTTAAATTAGATCAATTCGAGTACATAATACCACCAGCTATTGCAGCAAGTGAACATTCGAAGAAATTATTTATACAACATATGAATAGAACACAAGCTCTTTATGACGAATTAGTCATTGAATTATTACATAGTGCTTTTGAGTCAGAATATCCCGACGCATATTTCAACTATCAAAGAAAATGGGCGGAATTAAGCGAGGACGAACAAAGAGAGTTCAATTTTGATCTTATGGAGTATATAAGAGATATATTCCCGAGTACGATCCGTGGATTAGAGAAAAAGGCAATAGAGGACGCAAGATATGTGTTCCCAAATGCGTGTGAAACTAAAATGGTCGTAACAATGAACGCAAGATCATTATTTAACTTCTTTAAACACAGATTATGTAATAGGTCACAATGGGAGATCCAAGAGGTAGCGGAAGGTATGTTGAGAGAAGTTGCGAAAATAGCACCTCAAATATTTGGCCACGTAGCACCCGATTGTGTTTACGGTAAATGTGGAGAAGGATCAATGAGTTGCGGCAAAGCTAAAGAAATGAAAGATAAGTATTTATAAGATAAAATCGGGAGGGAATAGGACAATGGGAAAAGACAACAGAGTTACACAATCAGAAAAACATCTAATGAGGGAATTATTTAAACAAGGAAAATCAGTAGTACAAATTGCAATACAAATGGATAGAAACGAAATAACAGTTAGACGTCATTTACAGGACGAGATAAAAGCAGCATTAAAAGATAAACACAATGCTATGGTAGGTCAAAAATTCGGTAAATTAACAGTTATCGAATTTGACCACACAGAGAATCATCGTAAATACTGGAAATGTAAATGCGACTGCGGAAACATCAAAATTGCAAGACAAGAACACTTAAAAGAAGGTAAAGTTAAAAGCTGCGGTTGTATAAGAAGGGGACGATCCCAAACAATCGCAAAAGTAAAAACAACACCAGTAAAAGTTAAAAAACAAGATCAAACGAAAGGTAGAGGACACTTCGGACTATTTTGTCAAGATATAGTTTTAAAAGGTGACTACACAGAAGAAAAACGCAAATTATACGGTGAAGTTAAAGAATATAAAATGTCAAAAGAGGAACTAGACAAATATCTAAAAGGAATGTCAACTCGAGAAGTGACACGAAGAAAATAGGGGGTTAATCATGGCAAAACCAGTTAGAGTGACGAATATTCACACAGGAGAAATTCACGATTTTAAAAGCCAGTACGCCGCGTCCGTTTTCTTCATGGATAAATATGAAACTGGAATATGCAGCGGAAATATAAAGCGAATGATTACATATAAGAAACCATACAGGAAAACATGGGAAATTGAGTATATAAAGGAGTATTAGAAAATGTTTAAAGGGTACATACCAACTAGAGGAAAAAGACCAACAGAATCAGTTAAAGGAAGATCACAATTTTATACAATGAACGAAGTAAAAGACCTAAGTGAATACGGGGGAGTATTAGACGATGATTTTATAATGGTAGATGTTGACGACAGGGTACAGTCTATAATCTTAAAGCAGATCTTGGACGACTTAGAAATTAAATATCATTCTTTAAAGACAACTAGGGGTATGCACTTCTATTTTCTAAATACGAATGTAACATCAAACGCAATCGCAGTCACTACCGCAGTTGGAATAACGGTAGATATTAAAATAGGGACTAAAAACGCAGTAGTTCCGCTTAAACTGGACGGAGTAGAACGAGAATTAACAATAAATGACGAAGTTGATCCATTACCTAAGTTTTTAACCGTAGTTAAACGACTTCCCGACTTTTTCAATATGGAAGAAGGCGAAGGACGTAATCAAACATTCTTTACATATATCTTAAAATTACAAGGTCATGGATTCGTAAAAGACGAAATCAGAGAATGTATCAGATTAATAAATGACTACATCTTAAAAGATCCACTATCTAAATCAGAGATAGACACCATATTAAGGGACGACGCATTTAACAAACCTTCATTCTATAATGAAAAAGGGCAATTTATGCACGATAAATTCGCGGAATTTGTAAAATCAGAAGAACACATCATCAAGATCAATAATAAACTGCATATTTACGTTGACGGTGTTTATTCTGACAAATATGCGGATATAGAACGAGCTTTAATTAAACATATTCCAACATTAACAAAAGCAAGACGAGCAGAGGTTATTTCATACCTTGATTTAATAGCTAAAAATGAAAATCTATCAAATACAGACTATGTTGTTTGTAAAAATGGACTATTAAACATAAATACACTAGAATTAGAAGAATTTACGCCAAATTACATCTCAAAGAACAAAATCGCGGTTTCTTATAATCCAGCAGCACAATCAGACGTATTAGATCATACTTTAGACAAAATTGCGTGTTTTAAACCTAAGCTAAGACGCATAATCGAAGAAATGGTCGGATATTGCTTATTACGTCGTAATGAGCTAGGGAAATCATTCATACTAACAGGTGTTGGGTCAAACGGTAAGAGTACGATCCTTGATGTTCTAAAAGCCCTAATTGGGGAGGACAATATTTCATCTTTAGGAATGAATGAACTTGGAGTGCGATTTAAGACCGCTGAATTATACGGGAAAATGGTTAATATAGGGGACGATATTTCAAGTGCATATATTGACGATAACTCGATCTTTAAGAAACTGGTAACAGGTGAGTCGGTGAACGTTGAACGTAAAGGGGCGGATCCTTTCGACTTCAAAAATACATCTAAGCTAATCTTTTCAGCAAATGAAGTTCCAAGAATAAACGACACCAGCAACGGATTAATGCGAAGATTGGTCATAATACCATTTAATGCACAATTCAAGTCAAGTGATGCAGACTTTGATCCATTTATCAAAGATAAGTTGCTTATGACGGAGAGTTTGCAACATTTACTTAATTTAGGACTTGAAGGATTAAAAAGAGTGCTAAAACGCAACGACTTCGAAACAGTAGACGAAGTAAAAGCGGAATTAAAAGAATACGAGAAAGAGAATAATCCGATCATTGAGTTCATGGAAGATTTCAAGATCGAGAACGAACCGTCAACGGAACTATACAAAAGATATGTCGTTTGGTGTTCAGAAGGTAATTTAAAACCACTTGGAAGAACAGTATTTACCCGCAACATCAAAAAGCAAGGTTACGACGTCAAGGTATTAAGGATCGACGGAAAGAACACTAGAGTATTTATTAAAAAAGTGTAGCGGCTACAACCAAGTAATAGCAACAGCAGCAGCGGTTTTTTCATCAAGTGCTACACTTCTGCTACACTTTGAAAATTAGAAGTGTAGCGGCTACAACGTAGTAATATCAATGGTTCAAGGGTGGTGCTACACTTTGCTACACTTTCTCTTTATACTTCTAATATTTTAATTAATTTTTATTTTTTTATATATAAAGGAATTAGATATAAAGTGTAGCAGTGAAAATCGGCTCTAGCCCAGTAATACCAACGGTTTGAAGTGTAGCAGAAAGGTGTTACAAAGTGTAGCAGCAAGATCAATTTAGAAAGGGAAATCACAATTAATGAGTACAAATAACGAAAGATTAAAGTTAGAGGGTTTATTATACGAATATAAAGATATAGAAATAGAGATCAAAGAGTTAGAATTAAGAATAGAGTCAGAGGACATAATAGGTGTAACGTATAATGATATGCCGTCAAGTCCGAATGTAAATACATCAAGTAGTGTGGAGCAATCAGCAGTAACACTAGAGAACCTAAGACGTAAGATAATATATCTATCTAATAAAAAGAAACGTATAGAAAATATGTTGTTACTATTAAGTGATAGAGATAAGATCATAGTTGAAATGTATTACTTTAAAGATTATTCATTAAGAGATATTGCTTTCAAATTAGATCTAAACGATAACTATATATCAAGACGTAAAGCATATATACTTAATAAATTAGTACCATTTGCAGTACGTCATAGATTAGTAGTATAAATGTAAAGTAAATGTAATTGAAATGTAATCGAAAAGATAAGTCAATGTAATACTCTAAATGGTATTATAGTATTATAGGAAAGAAGGCGAAAGGGATCTCCCAAAAGGGAAGTCCCTTTTTTAATGGGAGGAAACGAATGTTATTGAAGACGTGTTCTATGTGTGGGAGTATAATCACACAGGATCAAGTAAGATGTAATAGTTGCGAAAAGAAACGCAACAAAGATAGATATACAAGATCATTGAACAATCACGAAAGGTTATACAAAACAACTCGTTGGTGTAGAGTTAGGGACAGTATATTAAAGAAGTATAATTATATGTGTGTTTATTCTTGGTATAAATATCGCAAGGTTAGACCAGCGAAGATCATACATCATATTGATATAGCAAATAGGGAGAACTTCTTTGATACAGATAATTTAATTCCTTTGACATTTGAAGTACATGAAATAATACATTCCGATTATAATGATGAAGTCAAAGCAGAGTTAAAAGAGTATCAGAGGTTATGGTTAGAAGATTTTATGTAAATTTATTTT